NGGTTTTTTTGTGTTTTTTATGTTTTTTTTTCTCCCTGAAAAGGACCCAAAATAGGTTTTTTTCTTGAAATAGCCTGAAACCGTTGATAGACAAGGAAAGCCTGAAACGAGAGGGGTCTCATTTGCTTTTTACGGGTTTTCTCAGAACAACCTGCCCTGCCGATGTATAGCTTTTATTCTTGCCTTCGCTATCTCTGCATATTCTGCGTTTATCTCAAAGTAACCATTCTTTTTTTCGCAGTAATTGGTCTATTACAGATAATCGTTTTAATGATAAATTAAATGCTTGATTGGTTGCTTTTTTACGCTTTCTCAATAATTCTATTGCCTCTAACAATAAGATTGCTTTTTTTTGTTTTGCTTTCATATAAGGAGCTACTTGTGGCAACCATCTGTCAATATAACCTATTGTTAAATTATATCCTTGTGTCCATTTGGGATTTGGCGTTTTTTTCTTAATGATATATCCCCCAAAAATATGTTTAATATTTTCCAGTAATTCCAAGTTACAATTTGCTATAACTACCCTTGCTTTATAGGTGAATTTATTTTTATATCTTTCGCTATGAGTTTTCGTAAGTCCCAAATAGCCTTCTCCGTCTAACAATCCTGCCAAATAAATATAGTCTTTTGTTTGAGGTTGGTTGACAAATAAAGAAAGCTGAATGTTCATAATATAAAGCCCTGCGAGATATGATGTCAACACAAGGAATTTGTGAGGACTTCGCAGGGCTATTGATTTTTTGTGAATCCTTGTTTTAACATCATATCGCATATTAGTATAATATAGCTTATTTATTTGTCAAGTCTTTTTTTAAAAATTCTTAAATAATTCTTCTTGCCTGTGTGTAGCTTTTATTCTTGCCCTCGCTATCTCTGTATATTCTTCTGAAATTTCAAATCCGATATATTGCCTGCCAAGCAATTTACTTGCAATGGCAGTTGTGCCACTACCCATAAATGGATCCAATACTATATCTCCCTTTCTACTTCCAAGAGTAATGAGATAAGACATAAGCTTTATGGATTTACAGGTTGGGTGATTGTTTTTGCGTAAGGTCTCTCCCCTTTGAAATGCGTTATCTATGGGTGTTTTTCTTCCATCATTTACTTTCTCTGCAACTCGCCCCTCCAATCCCCTATTCTTCTCGCTCCTACTCGCCTTTGGAACAATCAGAAAGGGAAAAGTCCTCTGCACAGACTCGGGCAGCCTCTTCACCCTCTCGTTAAACCACGAATCCAGACTGAAGTATCTTGAAAATGAGCCTGAATCACCGCCATAATCTTTTCTTATAATACCTCCACCACCAAAATTTATTCCAGTCCCTCTTTTATGTCCCTTTTTCAAATTTCCTGACTTTGTTACCTTCCCATCATTAAGCACATCATCAGATACCAGTAAATGAGAAGGAAAGCGACCCTGTGGGTTACTATCATAACCTAATGACTTACCAGCCCAATTATGTGGAAGTCCTGCTTTCATTGGAACTCGTCCAGTATCGGCTCTTGTATCATTTTCATATGGTATCCTACAGCCATCAAAATTGACACATCCGGGAGCTATATCGGGTATTTTGCCCTGCATCTTTTGGGTTATATAGTCTAAAGCGTTATCTACATAAGTCTTATGTCTCATAGGCTTCTGTGCCACAAGAATCACTTCCACTGCAGGTTTTGGATTGTAGCTATACATTCCGTCAAGTGCTTTGCCTTGAGGGGTGGCTGGTAATGATTTTATTTGATTCCCCTCTCCATTCATATCTTTTCGTTTTTTCCCTTGTGTTTGAAATCCAATAACATTTCCAACTGAATTCTTGTTTGGAATTGACCAACAATTACTATCGGGATAAGCAATAGATTTCAAATATTTTTCTCTAAAATTATCCCATTCTTTTTCAAACTCCTTTTTAATCGGTTTTCTACCAAGCCGTTCAATTAGCTGTCTTTTACATTCTCTCTTATCTACAGTTAAGCTAATATTCTCACTTTTTGGGAATCCACTTGCAAAGGCATGGAAGATAGGAGTAAAGTTCACTCGAAATCCTGCATCCTCGATGTTGACTATCATTCTTGAAAGGCAGTCTTGACGAGGAATTGACATCACAAACATAAAAGCCCCTGACTTGAGCACTCTTAGACATTCTTTCCAGACCTCTTTGGAAGGCAAAGCTCTATCCCAGTCCTTTGACATGAAGGAGATCCCGTAAGGTGCGTCTGTAGCTATTAAGTCTATGCTATTGTCGGGCAGCTCCTTCATTCCCAGCAAGCAATCCTTCTGCACTATTTGGTTGAGATACTTCATTGACTGTCTCTTCAAGGTGCAGCAGGCTATTCGAGCCTCTTTATTTTTAGACTCCTGACCCTCACCCACTACCTCGCCTGCTTAAGCGTCCAAATGGAGATGGCAGATTCCACATCAGACGCTATTTTTTGATGCTTTTGAGTATTAACTGTCTTGCTTTTTGAGGATTTTGCTTTAAAAGTTCTTCACCTATTCTCAAAATATTATAACCTTTAAACATCAACAGAAAGTCTTGTCTAACATCCCTATCTTTTGCACCGGGAAGACTATGCCAGTATTTCCCATCTGCTTCAATTATCAAGTGCTGTTCGGGGATATAAAAGTCGACAATTTTTATACCTTCCATCGGTTTCTGTTTAACAAACTGTACCCCAAGAGCCTCAAGTATTTCTGCAACCTGCTTTTCTATCCCAGTTTCTTTATTTGGCATACTCATCTTGGAAGCAATTGAATTACAAGTTCTTGAGCAATAGTGGTTCATCTTCTCTTGGGAAGGGGATACTCGCCTAAAAAATTCTTTGCTGCAAACTGGACATATCAATTTTTTTACTTTGTCTCTCCAGTTTGGATTTTGGTCTCCTCGCCAGCTCTGAGTATTCCAAATTCCTCTACATTTAACAGAGCAAAAGACTTTCTTGTAATATTTCACATAGCTTTTAGTACGCCGAAATTCTTTGCCACAAATCGGACAAATTACTCGTACTTTCTGCCAATTAGGAGATTCTTTGCCTTTTCTGTTTTGCGAAAGCCACTTTCCATAGCACTTTTGGGAACAAAAATTTCTTTCTTTAACTGAATGACGCTTGATTAACTGCTTCTTTCCACAAGAAGCACAAGCAATTTCTATTTTGCCTCCTTGCCAATTAGGAGCACTCTCTCCTATCCTTTGACTTGTTGCAATCCCCGCACATTTCCGAGAACAATACTTGGCACCTCTCCTGATACTACGGGGAGGCACCTGAAACTCCTGACCACAAATCTTACAAATCAATTTAACCATTTATACTAATTATATCCACGAATCATCTATAGTCAAGTAAGAAATCAAATAAATCTCTATTTTTTTATAAGAAATTCTTCGCCCTTTTTGAAAACATTAAAACTTACGCTGCCAATCCGTTCAACATCGGCATCATCAATGGCAGAGGGATCAATACGAACAAGCATGTAAGCACCACTTAACCCTATCCTTAATAACTTATCTCTGGCAGTCTCCCTACCTAATGATTCAGCGATACAAGACAATAAATCTTTTCTTGACAAAGCTTCGGCTTTCTCAATCCACACCTCTGCCTCGGTCGGGCTCAATTTTCTTACAACCGGAATTATCGCAAGCAACTTCGTCTCCTCAATCTTCTCAATTCTTTCTCTCGCTTGTTGCAGATTGTTCAGGAATGTCATCACAATATCAATGACTCTATACGCAGTCGATCTGGATACATCCCATTGTGGGTCCGCAAGGAAACTGTCAAAACTTGCATATCCCTCTATCTTCCAAAGTTTATCCTTCTGTATTTCTCGAAGTATCAAGCCCAAATCAACAAATATCTTTCCCTGCTTCGCCTTTAGTTCCTGTAAGGCTTTCTTCAAAAAATCCACTCTTTTTGCCGGCTCTTCTAAGTTTTGCTCTGATGACATCACAAATCACCTCCTTTCTTCATTCAAGGTGTCCTCCTATCTCTTTTATCAAAAAACCCGCTGGTGAGTCTGTATATTCATTGAAACGGCAAAAAAATTGTCCTAAACTAATAATCATCTTACAAGTCCTTTTTTCTTTAGTTCGCAATATTTCGTATACAATGCTGGGGCTATTTCGTCAAGCTCAAATCCGTACTTCTCTTCAAAACTTAAGCGTCCTATCCTGTGGGCCTCTTCGTGGTGATTGAAACAAAGACTTACAATTTCCCTGTCACTTGGCTTTAATGCAACTCCTCTATGGCTACCTACATGATGCGGATACGCAGGCTGTTCTCCACAGATACAACAGCACAACCAGCGCCTGACAAACTCAAGATATTTCTTGTCCCTGCAGGTCTTTGGCTTCTCGTCTTTCATTCTTCTATTATAATAACAGTTTTCTCCTCTTCTCAGTCATACATCCCAAGCACTACAACCTCTATCCTCGGAGTCTCAGAATAGTACTTGCCTACTCCCTCAAGGTATCCGACAACCTGACTATCGTTCGAGTAATAAACACCCTCTATTGCATCTTCCACGCTCTTAATGTAGTTAGCAAGGTCGGGCCTAGTAATAGGTCTGATTTCTCCTCTCTCTGCCATCTCTCTCTTCCTGCGGGAAAAGCTCTTCGGTATCTGTCGGTATATCTTGACTCCGAGCCATATCTCGCCGTTCAGCGGTGCAGGCGGCCTTGAATTCAGTGCCTGGCCAAGAATCGACTTCTCCCATTCTCTTGTCTTGTCAGGCGTGTATGCCACATTGAACCCTGCTTTAGTCCTGGCTGTTCTTGCTCTCAGTTTCGGCACTGGGTTTCCATATACGGTAAATTTTATTTCCATGGTCCCTCCTAAGCTGTTGCTTCCTTTTGTCGCTCCAAGTAATTATCCCACTTCTCGGCCTTCATCTCTTCACCGTAAATATCCGGCACTATCTCAAGATGCAAAAATGTCTTGCACTTTAAACAGCTTCCAGTACCAGAATTTATCCCGAACTCAGTCATCATCATCGAAGGTTTTGCCCACAATGTTGCTCCACACGTCGGACAAGTAAAATCATATCTCTTTTTCCAGTACTCCCTTTTTGCTCCCATCTTTCCCTCCTAAACTGTTAGCTTCTTCAGCAGTTCTTTTATAGTCAATACAGTCAAATACCCATTCTCTATCTTGAACCCAAAATCTTTCCAACAATGCTCACAAATAACCCTTCCAATTTTCTTCGCCGTTCTGAAATAAACATCACCTCTACAAAACGGGCACATAAACGAAATCCTATCGCCATTCTTTAAAACAGTTTTAGTTGCTTCGGGTCGCTTACCTCTTTCTTCGATTTTGACTCCTGGTCCTCCAAACATGATACACCTCCTATTTCTATTACTCTAAATTCAAGTACATACGGATTTTCGCAATCTTTAAACAGTTCGGCAAATTCCTCTACGCTTCCCCAAAGTCCCTCACCTTCTTTCTTCAAGTCCTCATCAGTCATCTCGGATAATGGTTGCCTATACGGAGCCTTTAGGATTTGTATCTTGGCTACTTCCCTACCACCAGCTCTCGGATTCTTGTCGTATGCTTTGCAAACATCACCTATCCTAAATCGTCTGGCATAGGCATCATTCCAGTTTCTCCTTGTGGTGCTCTTGCGATTAGATAAAAGCACATCTACAGTCCAGTGGAAACTTACTATCTTTATGATGCCTCCAATCTACTGTTTATCATGTTCTCTAAACTGCCCTAGTATTCAAGAATTAAATCTCGGTGGTTTTCAGTTTCTCCTGTCAAAAACTTTCTATGAATATCTACTGGTATTGCAACCACATCTATGTTATTGATATGATGCCAGACGCTTACTGAAAAGCTTTTATTGAGCAGATTAAACCCTAACTTACGATTACGCTTAGTAAGAGACTTCTTTTTAGCTAATTTTCCTTTTTTGGTTTTCATGTATCGTTTCTGTGTCTCAGGATGATCTCTCATATATTTTTTCCTCTCCTCTTTGTGCTCTTCATATCCTTTCATATTTCTATTGTTACAAGCTTCCTTATTTTCGCGATAATACCGCCTATTCCTTTCAACTATCTTCTCGCTATTTTCTTTGGCATACTGTTTGACACATGTTTTAATCTTTTCTTTGTTTCTTTGATAATATTCTCTGTCATATGCGTGGATTCGCTCAATATTGTGCTGGTGGTATTCCTGACTCGGTTTCTTTCGGCACTCTTTACACCAAGATTTGCCCTTATGAAATTCCGCTTTCGTTTTTACTTCTTCACATTTAGTGCATCTTTTGGTTGCGAATAAGCTTAGTTGCATAATATACAGCCCCGCAAGTTGACATGCTACCAACACAAAAGTTGGGGTCTCGCAGGGCTATTTGATTTCTCTGAAATTTAGTGTTGATAACATGTCGCATATTAGTATATAATGATAGTTTCATTTGTCAAGTTTTATTTTTCTGTTTTTTCTTGAATTATCCCCAGCCTTACATACCTTTATCTCTACCTTATACATCAGTTACCTCCTATCAAATATCTAGTCCTATCCGTTCTGGACTGGGGATACCTAATATCTTTTTGAACGAATCCTTGAATCTCACTTTAGGCTCATCTTTCAGTGCTTCATAATATTTCTTGACTTGACCCGGAGCCTTCGCTTCCCATGCCTTATACGCGAAACTAAAGTCTTTTTCTGTCCATCCAGTTGTGTCTACTCTCTGATCCATCTTATTCATGCCACCAAACCAAATACTATCGGTTATCATAGGCTTAAGACGATTAAATAATCCAACCGCAACTGGTTCAAGTAGTGGTTCACAAGAGACGGAAGTCTTATACCCTTCAACGAAAGCGGTAGCGAGAGCAGTCTGCCTCTCATGGTAAGCTGGTGCGTTTGGCTCCCAGAATTTCAATATTTCATCATGGTGAGAACCAATCGTAAACCTGAAAAGTATCTGCTCTTTATATTCCACAAACTCATTACATATCCTCTCAATACACTCCAGGTGCGGTTTACTTACCATCAGTACCTTATTCCCTACTTCAACTTGGAAACATTATCGTTCCCTGTCGCTTCGGATACTTCCGTGGTCTATCTTTCCCACAATACTTATACTCGCTACAGTATTTAGCCATCTTTCTCTTGTATATCACCATAGTCTTCCAGTCCTCAACGCTTTCAAGTCTTTTGAACCTCTTCACTGCATCATATCTGGCATAACAGTATCTGCAGTCAAGTTTGCATCCGAGTGAAATGTTTTCACAGTGTAAAGTCCACTCCTTCGTGCCTGTCGGGCTCTGCTTACTTACCATCACTCACCTCCTTTGCCAAAATATCCATCTTCTCTACTTGGCTTAAAGCAAGGTTCACCATCAATGGCACTTCCATATCTCATCTTCTCATTCTCCTTCTATAACTTTCCCAATTAAATACTAGCACTTTAGAATCATTTTCGTAAACCCTATCTACTACACGTTCCCCAAGAGTATCACATGCTTCCCTAAAAGACAAGTTCGTATTGAAAATTGTCGGCTTTAGGTTTTCATAACGATTATCAAGTATGTCATAAAGCACAACTCTACTCCAATTGCTATCAGGATTCACGCCAACCTCGTCCATAACAACCAAATCAGCACCTTCAATATTACTAACAATCTCGTCCTCAGTCGGTCCTTCTCTCTTGTTAAAACTTGCCCTCAGTTTCCTGAATAGTCTCGGCACCTTAACATACAGTCCTTTATAGCCCTGTCTCATAACTTCATTCAATATCGCAGAGCACAGCAGCGTCTTCCCAGTCCCTGTGCCTCCCACCATAAGCAACCAAGTCCCTCTTTTCAGGTGCTTCTCGAAATCTCTGGCAAAATCCAT